AGTCATAAATTACCTCTTGTAGGTTGTAGTTGAAGAAGAATTCCCCCAAGGACTAGTACGAGTAGTCGTTGAAGAAGGTGGGACACGAGAAGAAACCACAGGTTTAATAATATCAGCAGCCTTAGAAGCTGAATTTAAACCATAATCAGTAAAAGGCTTGGCTTTACCAGCAGAAGATTTTTCAAAAGCTTGAGCGTTAAGAGCCCTTTGATAATCAGTTTGGGTAATGCGGCCCTCTTGAATAGCCTTAAAAGCAGCAGCACGGGCCTGAGAAGCATAAGCACCATTAGATGCAATCTCGGAAGCAATCTTAGGCAAATTAGCCTTATTGACAGCAACTTGAGACCAATACGAAGCGGCAAGAGCCTTCTGAGTAGGATTGCCGACATTGATCTGAGAAGACATACGAACAGTAGCCTCATTAGCTGAAGCAGTTTTCAAACGTTCGTCGGCATCAGTAGCAAGCTTTTGAGAAGCAAGTAGATCAGCTTGGGCACGCTTAACAGCAGTATCAGCACCCACATTCTCGATCTGGGCAGAAGCAAGGTTACGCTGGGTAGCACGGTTGTTAGCCTCAACAGCAGTAGAAACAGAATTTTCAAGTCCTTGAGCCTGTTGTCCAGTAGGGGCAGAACCAGCACCTTGTGAATAAGCAAGCATAGGGTTTAAACCCGCAGCAGAAATATCTTGTACAGCAGTCTGGTAGCGAGTAGCGTACTGTTGAGCGCTAAAAGCATTAGCTTCACGAGCTGTATTCTCACGAGACTCGTTAGCACGCTCACCACCTAAAAAACTAAGAATAGCATCGAACATATAAAACCTTTCCCCTCATGCAATCCCTTACGGGATCGCACGAGGCTTAAATATTAGAAATGGTCAATCAAACCAGGCACAGAATACATTGGCATAGGACGAGCAACACGATTTTTAAAGAAAGTATCACACAAAAACTGTTGTCCATTAGCCGCAGAACCGACAGCCAAGATACGGTCGATAGGTGGCGATTCCTTAATGAAAGTGTCATTCAAGGTAGGCAGGCTGGTAAATTTCTGAGCAAGATGCCAACCATCAATAGTTCCAGCACTTGTAGACTTAAACAAACCAGTAATAAGCGCGGGGTTGTAACGATACTCAGCCCAACGTTCTTGATAACCAAATACATTGTTATCAGTACTAGTACCTGTAACATAAATTTCCTTGTTCAAAACAGCTTGTTCACCAAGCATAGCAAAAGCAGGGAAATAAAAATCGTATCGAGTAGAACGAGACCACATTTTACGAAGGCCCTGCTGGTAGGTAAGGTCGGCACGAACTGATACGAGGCCAACAATGACTCCATGCTCAGTAAACGATTGAGTAAATCCGTGACCATGAGCGAGACCTGTTCCCATAGCGGCAAGATTGCCCAAAGGAGTCGATGTACCAGACGCGTTAGTACCGGAAGTCTGAGCGATCGGGTTGATCTGAATAGGAGTGGAACCACCGCCAAGATATTCAGGACGTTGTAGACGGGCGTCAGGACTAATAACACCAAAATGAGAACGAATAATCTCAGTATAACGAGTACCGCCACGAGCGTCCCTTTCAAGTAATTTCTGAATTTGGAAAGACTGACGCAGCTGATTAATAGTAGCGGAAGTAGCCTCACTCAAATCGGCAAAGAATGTATTAGCGTTAGCGGTTTCAGAACCGAGACTCAACTTAGCGTTAGAGTTGGAATAAAGCTCACGAATGTCACCATTAGAGTCACGCACAGCAATTTGTTGACCTTCGGTCGCAAAATTAGTACGAATAGGAGCAGCAGTACCTAACGGCAAACTGACAGCAGTACCCTTCTGGGGCCAAGGAAGAGCACCAGTAAAGTAATCCTTGCGCTTACCGCGCTTCATCAACTGAAAATCAGAGTAAGTATCAGGACCATCACCTTTACTAATGACGAGACTATTCTGCAAATTTTCATCACGGAACCACTGGTTCCAAATCAAAGAATAAGCACGAAGATGAAGAGCAGAATGAGTAACAGTAGAACCTGTATTGACCTGACCGACAGTAGGCAAACCCATATAGTCAAACAAAGAACCAACGGTATAACCAGAAGCAGGAGAAGTAATAGTGGGAACAACATAAGAAATTGAATCACCGGGATTTTCTTGTTGACCCATAAATTTCTCCCAGTTGTTCCACAACAAACGATTGGGAACAAAAAAGAAAAATGAATCTAAATGCAAGTTATCCATAGTTGGATAGAGAGGCGTAGCCAAACGAGTAAACGCAGTCATACGCAGATTAAAAGTATCCCCGGGTAAAACTTCGTCTACATAAACAGGAACCAAATAACCAGCATCAAAAGTAGTTTTGTGGGCTGTTTGAATTTCAAAAGAGCTACGGGGAATCTCTGCGCGAGGAACCATAGCGAACTGGTGTGTGGACACCGATTGATTGCGATGCATAAAAAACTCCAAAAAAAAGGGGCCGAAGCCCCGCTGTTAAACCTTTACAGACTTACCAAGAGACAGCAACTTAGGCTGAGGGTGGCAGTCAATAATACCAGTATTGTCATCAAAAGAACCGATTTCGTATAAATCGAAGTCATCAGAATGATTAAACATTTGGTTTTCAACATCTGAACGATTCACCTCGTCAGAAAAGCTACGAATAGCAAGACCAACAGAAGGAACAAACAAAGGACGACCAAAGGCGTCAGCAGCACGATCTTTAACAGCACAAATGATTTGAATCATGAATTTTCTTTCAAATAATTACGAACAAACTCTAATTGCTGAGCAACTAGAGACTCTTTCAAGCGAAGAACTTTTAGCAACTTCGCTGCGTGAACTATATCTCGAATTTCGAGAATCTGAGGAGGTTGAGTCATTGTATTTTCCTATTGAATTTCACGGTTTAATAGCCCAGTCTTTGCCTGCATAACCAACGCTTTAACGCGTAACCTCTCAGGGGTATTGTCCTCTGATCTGGATTGACCTTCAAGGAATCTGACGAGCTGTAGGGCTTCATAGTCAAAGGGATTGGCATCTGCAAATTTTTTGTCATAGTACTTAGGGGGACGAACCTGCTTTCCATTAACAATTACATAATCATGTGGATAGACATCAGAAGAATATTTCTTAAACCACTCATATCCAATTCCGGGTTTCAAAGACATCTTATTGAACTCAGGTGTTCGATCTTTAATCTCACCAGTTTCAAAATCAGTAGTCACATAATGATCACGAAGGTGAAGAGGAGTAGCAGAAGATACATTGATCTTCTTCATCACATAACGAGCTACATAAGCAGCCGATTCAAAAGTAACATCACCAATGGAACTATAACCAAAAGGCCAAATAGACTCCAACAATGCCGATCTATAAATGATAGAACCTGAACCAGTTTTCTTCCAAACTGTACGATCAGGAAAATTAAAACCAAATAAACAGGCATGAAAATGCGGTCTTTCAAATTGTTCACCATACTCTCCACACATATAAAATCGAATTTTTGAATCATTCGATTTGGCTCCGTGATTATGCCGCCATTTATAACGCTATTTTGCGGTTAATTTCAAGCCTTAGCGCACACAGTTTCCCGGTGACCGCCGGAGGCCCGCAGGAGCTTCCTTCCTTGCATTGACAACCCGCTATTCCGGCGGGCTTTTTTATGGGAAAATGAAATGACTACTGAACTCCACGAAAAGCGCGGTCGCTTGGTAACGCAGGCCCGCGAAGCACTCGAAGAAATCAAGACTAACACCGATGAAACCCGCTCGGCTGAATTGGAACAGCGCCATGACGCCATTATGGTTGAATTTGACGCAACCGAAAAGCTGATTGAACGCGAAGCCAAGGTTGCCGCCGCCGAAGAACGCGCCGCAAAGGCCCGCGAAGAAGCTCGGCCAGATCAGAGCGGTGAAGGCCGTGGCCAAGATGAAGTGCAAAAACCAGAATATCGGGACGCATTCATTGAACTGGCTCGCAACGGGTTTAACCCGCAGGAAATCAGCGCCGAAGCCCGCGCTGTATTGAAGGCAGGCA